TTCTAAGTTAGATTGACCGCGATTCATTTACTATATTTAATATATAAATAAAGGTTATGAGAATAATTGAAATAGAAGCAAATATTGTACCACGTAAAGCGTACATAGTAGATGAACATGAACAAGAATATCTAGATTTTAAACAAGATATTGAAGTATTACCTGCTATGTATTATGATACTGATCCTGGTACTAAGTTTTTCTTTAGAAAACGTCATGAAGATGGTGAACCAGGATGGAAAGGTGGTGGATATGAGTGTGTAGAAGAAAATGGTGCTAAACGAGCGTTTCATTTAGATTCATTAATTGTACATCCACGTTATTTTAAACGTAAAGAAAAAGCTGAAAAAATACGTACAAGTACTGGTACTGGTAAACGTGGCCGTCCTAAAATAGATCCATCACTTAAAAAAACACCTACAGTTTATGTCAAAACTGGTGGTAAACGTGGCCGTCCAAAAATGGATCCAACATTGAAGAAATCAACAGTGTATGTTAAGACTGGAGGAAAACGTGGTCGCCCAAGAAAGGACAGTTAATATTTATTGATATGAGGATTAAAATCAAAGAGGCACAACAAACGCCACAGGCGATATTCATGGCAGGCCCAGCAGGTGCAGGCAAGTCATTTATCGCCAAATCTTTGCCTCTTTCTAAATTCCAAGTTATAAATGTTGATGACACTTATGAAGAGTTACTTAAGGCTTCTGGTTTAGGAATGAAACTTAAAGATTTTGGTTCTGATGAATTATCACAAGCTGCTAAGTTAATGGGTCAAGCTCAAAAAGTAACTAAGGAAAAACTCAAAAAATCACTTGAAAATTTAAATGATATTATCATTGATGGTACAGGTGCGGCTTCTCGTCCTTTATTTAAGAAAAAGGCAGAATTAGAGGCTTTAGGTTATGAAACTATGATGGTGATGATATATGTTTCACCTATAACTTCACTTGAACGTAATCTAGACAGGGGTGAAAATAATGGTCGTTCATTAATGCCAGGCACTGTTTTACAAACATGGGAAAAAGTGAATAGTAATATACCTATATATCAAGAAGAATTTGGTGATAATTTTATTTTAATAAATAATGATCCAAAAGATGCTAATAAAAGTTTTGATCCACAAGAAATAAAACGTAGATTCTTTGACACTTCTAAAGCTAAAGGTAAACCAAAAACACCTGAAGAAATAGCCAAAAGAAGAGCTGAAGTAGATGCTATGAATAAGAGTATTGAACAACTAGTTAAACAACAACCAAAATTCACTTCACCAGCTGAGGCTGTTAATAAAATAAAGGCATTTATTAAATGATAGACTTAAATACAATATTAAACGAACTAAACGAAGAGGATACTCAACAAACACCTCCAGCCATTTGTTACTATCCAGGTGGGTTTAAACCACCACATGAAGGACATTTTGAAGTACTTAAAGATTTAGCCTCACGTCCTTATGTCACTAAAGTAATAGTATTGATTGGACATAAAACTCGTGATGGTATAACTAAAGAACAGAGTAAACGTATTTGGGATTTATATTTAGCTACTTCTCCTATGGCTAAAGCAGTTGTAAGAATAAGTACAGATCCGTCTCCAATCAAAGATATTTTCACAGCATTTAATGATGATTTAGAGTTAAAAGCATATGTAGCCGGTGCTAAAAATGAAGTAGAAGAACAAGATTATTTCACTCCATTACAAAAAGCATTTGGTACTAGAGTAATGCCTTTACCTATTGAAGAAAAAGTAGTAACAAATAATAAACGCTTATCAGGAACTCAAGTACGTGGTTTAGTAACTAAACTTAAAGAATCAGTACTAGCTTTACGTTCAGTACCTGATAAATCATCAATTGAATATTCTAAAGCTAAAAATGAATATTTAAATAACTATAAAGAATTAGAAGGATGTTTCCCAGAAGTTATAATACAGAAAGGTGGATTTGAAGATATACTTAAAATATTAGGAATACCAGTATTAAATGTGGACCAACTTCAAGAAAATCAAGAAGATGGTAATTTAATTATACGTGTACCTTATCGTTTAACAACTAAATTAGAGAACTATCTTAACACAATGTTGATTCCATTTGAATACTCTCAACAAGCATTTGGTGGACATGAGCGTCGTATGTTAATACCTAATTTAGGAGATAATAATGAACAGCGTGAACAAGTACTCAAATATCTATCTAAACATAATATACCTGTTAATGTAGAAGAAGATTTATTCACTGTCAATTGGTGGAAATCAACATTAGAAGAAACACTATCAGAACCAAAAGATAAAACAGATAATATTATAGCTGATTTTATTGATTTTACTGCTCAAGCTCTTGATTTACAAAAAGTACCTAAAATTACTTTTAGTGATGATGAGAGTTTAGCTCAAAAAATGCACTCTTTAGGTGCTTATCAACCTAAAAATGATGAATTATTAGTTATTAAAGGATCAAGATTACCCGCTGATATTTTACGAACATTAGCTCATGAGTTAGTACATCGTAAACAAGCTGAAATGAGACCTTTAAAACCAGAAGATGGTAAAACAGGTTCAGAAGTAGAAAATGAGGCTAATGCTGCTGCTGGAGTATTATTAAGACAATTTGGTAAATACAGACCAGAAATATTTTCTGAAGCAGATGCTTTAAAAGGTGATTATAAGATATATTGTGATATGGATGGTGTGTTAGTTGACTTTGATAAAGGATATAGAGAATTAACAGGCACAGAAGCTAGTTTTGATACACCAAAAGAAGAATTTTGGGAACCAATCACTAAAGCAGGAGCAGCATTTTGGATTAAATTAAAATGGATGCCTGATGGAAAACAATTATGGGACTATATTAAACCATATAACCCAGATTTATTATCTGCTCCATCACGTGAGGAATCATCTAAAATAGGTAAACGCGTTTGGGTAAAAAGAGAATTACCAGGTACTAAACTTATTTTACGTCAAGCTGAACGTAAGCAAGAATTTTCAACACCAAACTCTATTTTAATTGATGATAGAGCTGATAATATACAACGTTGGAAAGACGCTGGTGGTGTAGGTATTTTACATACATCAGCAGCTGATACAATACAACAATTGAAAGATTTAGGTTTATGATTAAATTAATTAATCTTTTAAAAGAAAATTATTCTTTTTCTCTTCCTGAAATTGAAAGAGATGAGGAAAGTAATATTTTAACTGTGACATATAACTTTAAAACTGATAAAAATAATTATAAAGTTATTTTTAATTCATTTGAAAAGCCTAGAATTTTTGAAGTAGAGTTTGGTATAGATAAAGGAGAATTTAACGCTTTAGACACATTACAAATGACTGGTGAAGGAAATGCTTTAAAAATATTAAGTACTATAGCTGATATAATTAATAGTTTTTTACAAACTTTTCCTAATGATTATGATGAAGTATTAATAACAGGTACAACTGATAAAAGACGTGATGTATATAGAAAATTTTTTCCTAGTAAAATAAATTCAAAATATTCAGATAAAGTAATAATAAAATAAGTTATGAGTGAACATAATTTAAAGAAAGAGTTTTCGAAACGTGATGTACAAAGAATGAGAAATATCATCACAGGTAACGCTGGTGGTTCTACAGGTATTCAAGTAGGTTATACTAAACAATCTCAAGATTATCAAGAAGGAGATATATGGGAAGAGAATGGTAAAAAATGGACTATTAAAAATGGTATTAAACAAACTATCACTAAACATGATAAGTTAAGACAATTAGTTACTATGCCTTTATCTTGTCCTAGTTGTGATAAACCAATGAAAAATAATGTTTATAATAAAAAAATGTTTAGTCTTCATAACATGTGTTTTGATTGTGTTATTGATATGGAGGCTAAAATTAAACATAGTGGAAAATGGGATGAATATGAGAAAGGTATATTAAATGCTAATAAAAATGATAATGTTGATGATTTTGAAAAAGCTGTTGAAGAATATATACATATTCAACATGGATCATATTTTAGTGAAAATGGTGATATAGAATCATGGAGTGGTGGTAAAATTAATGAAGAAGAAATAAAAAATGTTAAAGAATATATCAAAAAGTTGCGTGAGACACAAATATAAAGATATTTATGTGTAACCTTTAATGATTTGATAATAATGGATAATAGCATTTGGACCGTTTTAATAACAGCTGTTACTGTATTAGGTAGCACCCAAGCTTTTCGATACTATGAGCGTAGAGCTTTACATAAAGAACGTGATGAAGATTTTATTCGCCATGATTGCAAAGATCGTATAGCTAAATTAGAGGCACTACTTGAAGACTCTAAAGAAGAAAAAGAAGAAATGCGTAATTTAATTTTAAAATTAACTTCTGAAGTAGCTGAATTACGTACTAAAGTTGAGTTTTTAACAACAGAAAATAATAAGTTAATTAAATCTATTAAATAAAATATAATTTACTTAATAGATAAATATATTTATGTAGGATAAAACCTATATAAGATGCCTTATACTCGTAAAGGAAATTGCGTATATAAAGAAACTGGTAAGAAAATGGGCTGTTCTAAAGACACAACAGCCGCTGAGAAATATATGAAAGCGTTATATGCTGCTGAAGATGGAAATCTTAAAGAAGGATTTGAACCAGAAACAATCAATCCAGACCAACCAGAATTAGCTGTGACTATTGAGTTACCTAATCCAACACAAACAATGGCTAATTTTGTATCAACATTTTTTGCTTCCCGTACACAAGCTCATATATTCCATTTACAAGTAACAGGACCAGGCTCATATGCTAAGCATAAAGCCTTAAATAAATACTATGAAGATATTATAGATTTAATTGACGCTTTAGTTGAATCATTTCAAGGTCGTTATGGTATTATTACAGGTTATACTTGTGAAAAACAATGGATTGAAAATCCAAATGATACTATAAAATATTTTGAGGCTTTATGCATGTATGTAGAAAAAAATCGTCATTCATTACCTCAAGATTCATATATTCAAAATCAAATTGATGCTTTTATTGAGTTAATTGAATCAACTAAATATAAATTAGTAAATCTACAATAATGCGTATTCGTATAGTTAAAGAAGAAGATTTTACACCTATTGCTAATCCAAAGGAACCAAAACCTGAGGCTAAGCAATTTCAAATATTAGCATCAATGATCACTAACACTAAAGTTAATGATCAAACTAATATTCTATCTGCTATGCGTGCATTACCAGGGGTCACTATTGTTAACTCACAAGCAGCTGTTCCTGGATCAAATTCAGAAGGACAACTACGCTATAAAACAAATGTTGATATTAAAATTGACACTTCAGCTTTAGAAGGTGATGTAAAAGCAGGTATTAAGAAAATAGTTGAAGATATTAAAAAAATTGAAGGTGTAGTTGAATTTAAAATATTACCAAAAGCAAAAGAAACAACTCCATATTAATATGAAACTAATAGACATTTTAAAAGAAAATTTAAGTGAAGTTAAATTTAAAGATATTCTAAAACCTTTACAAACGGCTTTAGAAAGCATGGGATATGATTATTATGAAGGAGATTATGGAGATCAATATTTTTCAAAAGATATTAATGCTGATACTAACACTCCAAGTAGAATATATATAAATATTTCTCCTTCTGTAGAAGAAAGAAGATCAAAAGATCAAGGCGAAAATCCACTAGGGCTTGGTCAATATACAACAGTTGATTTACTTATGTCATTTTATACTTGGTCAATAAATCGTAAATTCTTTGGTTTATATAAAAAAAAGGAATTAACAAAAGATCAAAATTTAGCTGGAGCTGAAGGTTTAAATATTGATTTAGGATCTGGTATGTTTGATATTCCTGTTGAAGAAGCTGTACAAAGAATTGTAAGTTTAGTTAAAAAAGGTGAGGCTAAAATTGCTAGTGAAATTAATCAATAAATTAATGAACAAGATACAATTAAAAGAACATATTGAAAAAATTATTAACTATGTAGGCCAAGAATATAATCATGGTCCTAAATTAGTTATGAATGAATCTAAAGAACCTGTCTTCATTTCTGAAGGTATGTTTTACCATATTGAAAATAATTTACCACTTAATGAATCAATATACCGTCCTCAATCATCAATGTTTTTAAAACTATTTGTTGAGGCAAGAAATTTATATGATTCTAAGCGTTTAACATTATGTGAGGCTGATCAATACTATTTTGATAATACTGATATTGGTAAATTTGGTGAGTACAATGGTATTAAAGTACCACTAGACTTACCCTTGACCGAGGAATTTTTAACAGAAGCATTAGGTGAAGGAACATTTAACTCACAAAAACACATAGCTACATTCTCAGGACCTGATGGTGTTGCTGATGTGTATAAGATGTCTGATGGTACTTATTATGCTCAAGTAGAAGGTGATCCTGATTATGACATGGTAGCTAAGGACGTCGCTGAAATGGCCGCTAAATTAAAAAGAGATGGTTTAATAACACGTGTCGCTGGTGAATTAAATGAATCATTAAGTGAAGAAAAAAAAGATCCACCAATTGGTAAACCAAAACGTGGTGGTTCTAAAAAATTCTATGTGTATGTTAGAGATAAAGGTAAAGTAAAAAAAGTATCATTTGGTATGGCAGGTGGAGGCTTAAGAGCCAAACTAAACAATCCAAAAGCACGAGCGGCGTTTTCTAAACGTCATAACTGTCCACAGAAAAAAGACAGAACTAAAGCATCATATTGGAGTTGTCGTTTACCTCGCTATGCTAAATTATTAGGATTTAAAACAACATTTAGTGGATATTGGTAATGATTAGTTTAATTAAAATATTAAAAGAAGGAAAAATTGAATACCCAGCTGATCATCAGCCAGGTATGCGTGTCACTAAAGGTGGTTCAATGTGTACTAATTGTGAATATTGGATAGCTGAGGGTAACAAATGTAATAATGAATATTGGCTTCAATGGAATGATGGTGATGAACAAGTTCCATATCCTGCTGATGAGTATTGTTGTAATTGGTGGCATGCTAAATAAATTAATATGAGTCAACCATATACAGATCTGTTAGTGACAGATGAATATATAATTAGGGAATTTGATGAAAACATTGACCCTATAGAATTAATGTGGCATCGAGATGATGAAAATAGGTTGGTTGAAGCTATAGAACATACAGATTGGTTAGTACAACTTGATAATCAACTACCAGTATCTATGACCCAACCAATATTTATACCACGTCATATGTGGCATAGAACTATAAAAGGTACAGGCAAATTAAAGATAAAAATATACAAATCGTGAAACAAAACATTAACGAAATTAAGAAAATGCAGCGTTTAGCTGGTATTAAAATAAACGAAGCTGATGATATATTTAATAACCAACATTCAGTTAGTGATGAAAATTATAAGAAAATGGATGGCTTAGTTAATAGAGACGATTATAATAATTTTATTAACTCAGCTACTAATATAATGCGTGATCTAACTAATGAAGGAATTGAAGTAAAAGATATATTTTATTATCTTTACACTAGATTAACAGCTGAAGTATAAAAAAATTAAAGATAAAAATATATAAATCATGAAAAAATCTGAATTAAAACAATTAATCAGAGAGGCAATTGAAGAAATTAAACCAGTAGAAGAAGCTAAGGAAGACTTCGCTCCTGAGACTGACGAAATTGGCTCATTTTGGGTAGTAGAAAAACCATCTACTAGCGCTACTCTAGACGATATTTGTTTTGAATGTGAAAATATCGCTTACTTGATTAACCAAGTTCGTGGTGGTTTAAGCGAAAAAGATATCAAAGGTGTATTCTTTAAAGAAGCTAAAGCTAAAAAATTAGCAGAAAAATTATTAGCTGATCGTGATAAGAAAAAAGATGAAGTAAAACAAGCTGCTGAGGCTTATAAGAAAATGAAAGAAGAAACTTTAGCTAAGGTACAAGAGTACATGAAAAACAAGAAAGCTACTAAAGATGTAGTTGATGAGCTAAAAGATTTAACTGATAAATAATGAAACGCTCTGAATTAAAAAATATAGTTAAGGAAATTATTGAAGCTGAGATAGGTCAAGCTGAAATTGATCCTGCAACTGGCGTAAAAACTACCCTATCACGTGTTGATCCTGAGACAGGACGTCGTGAATGGGATGTAGAATATCCTGTTGATCCTGAATTTTTATATAATAAACTAGAAGATCTAGTTAAATATATGTCTAAAGTTGAAAAAGGATCAGAATTAGGCCAAATTAGAGATATCATTAAAACTTTAAAAAATAAAACAGCTAGACTAATTAAATGATTCGTTTAACTGATATACTAATTGAGTCACTTCTTGAAAAGAAAAAAGATCGTTGCCATCGTATAGCTGATAGACGTTATGATAAACCATCTGCTTATAAATCAGGGGCTATTGTACGTTGTCGTCAAGGTAAAATTTGGAAAGGTCTTAAAGAAGATGAATCATTACATAAATGGTTTAAACGTTCTGGTCCTAAAGGTAAAGAAACTGGTTGGGTAGATTGTAATGCTCCTGATGGAAAAGGTGGATATAAAGCTTGTGGTAGAAAAGAAGGTGAAAAAAGATCAAAATATCCTGCTTGTAGACCAACACCAGCTGGATGCAAGAAAAAAGGTAAAGGAAAAACTTGGGGTAAAACTAAATAATATGAAAGACAATTTTAATATACATAACTGGCGTTTAAAAATATCCATAAATGAGTTAGAAGAAAAACAATGCCCAGATTGTGGATGTAAAATGGAAGATACAATGTGTAATGAGTGTGGTTACATGGAAGAAGGTGCTACATTCACTAGCAAACACGATGATAATCCTAAATTAAAGGGTGGTCAAAAAGATTTACCTGATGAAGTACAAGATAAAATTGTAGCTAAAGAAGATAATCAAAATAATTTAACTCCACTTCAACAATACATTTATGATTACGAAGTAGAGATTAGTGGTGATAATTTCGCTAATAAAGAACTTGAAAATATTAAAAAACTTAACAACATTGATGATGTTAAGAAATATTATGGTGGATATAGAGGATGGGCTGTTGATAAAGATCTTAAATATGAATTTTATAATCTAATCAAAGCATTAAAGTCACAAAATTTAAAAGAAGAAGAAAGTGGAGATCATGAAGTGTTTATGGCTAAAAGAAGTCTTCAAGCTATTATGGGCGCTTGTTCTAAATTAATGTTGGCTTTAGGAGAAGAAGAACGTAATATACCTGGATGGATTCAAGATCATATTGTTAACGCTGAAAACTATATTGAACAAGCAGCTCAAGGATTCCATGAATTAGATAATGATGACTCAGAATATGAAGAAGATTAAAATCATAAGATCAAGACCATTAAAAGAAGAGGAAGAAGTAATTGATCAACAGTCTCAAGATATAGCTCCTGAGACTCCTGAAATTACTTATGAATCTAATCCTTTAGAGTTTATGTTAATGAAGTATCCAACATTAACTAAAACTTTAACTGATTTATTAACAGAAAATTTTAGAGATTATATCACTGGTGTTTATATAATGGCACCAAAACCAACTATATTTAAAATTGTTTTGCATAATAATCGCTCATTTCATTTAATATTCATGGGTGATGACAAATATGAAGCTAAAGTTAGTGGTAAAAAATATTGGTTAGCTAGTGTTAGTGATTTTGAAAATGCTGTTATGTCTATAGCTGATCTATTAATGTTAGGTACTCCACCAACAACTCAAGGACCTGAGACTGAAATGGCTTCTACTTCTGAAGAAACACCTGAAGAAACACCTGAAGAAACACCAGCTGAAACTCCAGAAGAACCTGAAGAATTAGCTGAATCTAAAAAAAAATATAGTTTACTTTTATTAGAATTGAAAAAATTATCATACGATGTTTTATCTCCTGATGCTAAAAAAATAGCTCAAGATTTGATAAAAAAATTAAAAATATCTAAAGACCAAATCCAACCAGCATCAGCTAATAATATTGTTATATATGATGATGATAGAAAAAAATTAATAAATCAAACAGCTGAGCTTGGAATTTATGGTGACATAACTCAACCAAACTCTGGTGATTTTAAAGTTGGTAAAGTTACTATAACTTTTAAACCATTAAAAACAAGTGGTGAGTTTTATGAGTTGAAACCTCAATCTTTAGGTGTTACTACAGACAAATATATTTCTATAAACCAGTTAAAAAAAGAATTAACAAATGGAATTCAAAACCATAAAAATTTAACTGATGAACAAAAGAAATTTATTTTAGCTCTTATAACTGGTAAAAATACTTTAACACCTGATGAAAAACAAACAGTGTTATCTGATAATTATTTTATAAAAGAAGTATTAAAAAATTTAGGTGAATTATTAGGCGCTATATTATATGCTAAAGAAAATAATGGTGTAGCTGTATTTTTCCCTGCAGCTGGTAATTATCCTTTAGTTGATTACTTTGTTAAAAAAGATGATGGAAGTGTAGTTGACATTAGTGCTAAAACTTCTAAAGGTAAAGGAAATATTATCAAAGTACCAGACATTAATAAAAAAATTAAAGATGCTAATGGTAAAATAAATCCAGAAGTTCAAAAAATGTTTGATATAGTTTCTAGTAATGGTGGTAAGGAAGGTTCATTAAAACTTATACCTGAATTTGGAAACAATGTTTTAAAAGCTAGTTATAAAAAGTTTTTAAAATCTAATCCTAATTTTCCTAAAAAATATAACACAACAGATAGAATTAATTTAGAAAAAGCTATTATCAAACAACTAAACGAGAGATTCAAGTCAGAGTTTGTTGATATATTTAAAAAATATGTTGATACACAATATGTTAAATATAATTTTGATCCTAATTCTTTAAAATCTGATATAAAAGTTATTAAAGGTGAAGATTTTGATGTTTATTTGGCAACCAAAAATAGTGTGAATCATGATGGTGAACGAATAGGTTTCCAATTAGCTTAACATACAGAACAGATTCATTGCCTGTTCGCTCGTAAGAGATAAAATATTTGGAGTAGTGGCCCACCTAAAAGGTGGGCTTTTTGCTTGCCTGCGCAAGATAAAGATATTATATTTAGACCTAATGAATATATTTTACATACACTCTGATCCAATTATAGCAGCTAAAGAATTAGTTGATGACCATATTCGTAAGATGCAAATTGAATCAGCTCAAATGTTATGTACAACATTTTGGCATTATGGTTTTGAAGCACCATATAAGAAAGCTCATTATAATCATCCATCAACTAAATGGGTTCGTGAATCAATTCATCATTTTGATTGGTTATTGACTCATGGATTGGTTATTTGTGATGAATTTGCTTTACGTTATGGTAAACATCATGCTACTAAACAAGTATTATTATGGGTTAGAGAACATAAAGATATGTTATATGGTAAAATACCTACAACATCATTTGTACCTCCACCTCAATGTATGCCTGAAGAATATAAAAAAGAAGATACAATAGAAGCATATAGAAATTTTTATATTAAAGATAAAATTGGAATTAAAAAACTAAACTATAATAAATTAAACAATATACCAAAATGGATAAGCGAATCGTTATTGTTGGAGCAGGCGTAGCTGGTATCAACGCCGCTACCAAATTAGTAGATAATGGATACCCAGGAGAACTAATTACTATTATTGATAAAGGAAATGATCCACATAATCGTTTACCTGAAGAAGTAATGACAGGTATGTTAGGTGCTGGTGGTTGGTCTGATGGTAAATTAACTTATCATACAGCTATTGGAGGTCAACTAAACAAATATTGTGGTGATGAGAAAGCAATGGAATTAATGGATCAAGTTATTTCTAACTTTAGACGCTTCCATCCAAAACCAGAAGAAATCTTTATGTCTGATCCACAGGAAGAACCTGAATTTATCAAACCATATTTTGGTTTAAGAATGTTTCCTGTATGGCACATTGGATCTAATTTTTTACATGAAATTGCTAAAACATGGTATCAATATTTGTTAGATAGGGGTGTTAAATTTTGGTGGAATACTGAAGTGACAGATATTAGTTTTAAAGATAATTATGTAGAATATTCTCAACCAACACAAGAATATGTTAAATTTATTAACTATGATACTTTAATATTCGCTGTGGGCAAATCAGGTATTGATTTTGCTCAAAAATTAGCTGATGAGTATAAATTACCTAATGAACCCAAATCAGTACAAATTGGAGTTCGATTTGAAGCACCACAGAAATATTTTCAAAAATTAATTGATGTATCTTATGATTTTAAATTATATCAGAAATTTGACAACGTTAGTTTACGTTCATTTTGTACTAATAATAATGCTGCCTATGTGGCTGTTGAAGAAACTTATGGTGACATTAGCTACAATGGACACGCTAAAAAAGGTAAGGAATTTGAAAATCAAATGACTAACTTTGGTATCCTAATGGAAATTAAAGGCATAGATGATCCATTTAAATGGTCACGTGATTTAGTAAATAAATTACAAATCAAACCTAATAATACCGGATTATATTATTCACCAAATGGATTTCGTTCACCCTCTACTACATCAGAAGGAACACTTATTAATACAGCTCAAATTGATGAAATCGGATTAAGAGATGTAGAAAAAGAATTTCAAGGATATTTTAAATATATTACTGATTTTATTGATGATATGAATAAAGTATTTGAATTTGGTGATGATTGGGGCATGTACATTCCTGAAGTAAAATATTTATCACCTGAACCATTAGTCAACTATCATGATTTATCATTAACAACATATTCAAATATACATTTTGTGGGTGATGCTTTAAGTGCTCGTGGCATCACAGTGTCAGGAGCACAAGGAATTTATGTAGCTGAAAAATTGCTTAGAAAAAAAGTACTTATTGAATTAATGAACATGGGTGCTTTTTAACCTGGATAAATAACTTATATTTATATAAATCAATCACATGAGTAAATTAGAACCAGTTAAACGATTAAAAACAGCTGATGGTACAATTATGTATTATCTAGATGGTAAACTTCATAATTGGGAAGAACCAGCTGTGATACATCCAAATGGTAAAAAAGAATATTGGCTATTTGGATATCAGTATACTAAAGATGAATTTATGGATCGTAAGCGTGACACAAATGGTATACCACCAGCTAAAGATCCTAGATATGAAACACGTCTCTAATAACCAATATTTATATTAATATTTATACCCATGAAAATAGGATTATGCGGAACTATGTCAGTTGGAAAAACAACTTTAGTTAAAGAATTATCTAAACTTAAGTTATTTAAAGGATATAAATTTGCAACTGAACGTAGTAAATACTTAAAAGATTTAGGTATTCCATTAAATACTGATTCAACAGTTAATGGTCAGATGGTATTTTTAGCTGAACGAGCTAGTGAATTACTACATAATGATGTCATAACAGATAGAACAGTATGGGATGTATCAGCTTTTACAATGTCAGCTAAGTCAATAGATAGTGGTTACAAATCCACATTAGTTAACTCAGCTATGATGTTAAAAAACCAATATGACATTGTGTTTTATATTGATCCTATTGGTACAAATATGGAAGATAATGGTGTGAGAGAAACAGATCTTGATTATAGAAATAAAATAAATCAAGAAATATTACGTTTGTTAACAATTTATCCGCCTAAAAAAATGGTGGTTTTAAGTGGTTCAACAGGAGATCGTATAAATATTATACTAGATAATATAATTTAAAATATTTATTAATACATAATAATTAAACATGGCAGATAATTTTGATATTAAAAAATTCATCACAGAAGCAAAACTTAAAATTAAAGTTCCTGTAAAAGAAATGGCTCGTGTCGCTAAAGAAAAATACAAACTTAATACAGGATTTCCTCAAATTAAAGATAGAATTGAAAATCCAAGTAATTATAAATTAGATCGTAAACAACAAGTGATTAATTACTTTATTAAAAAAGCAAGTGATGAAAATGTTGATCCAATGGAAGTTGAGTTATTAAAAAGCGATATTGAAAAAAATGCTGCTCCTGGTGTCAATTGGTCTTTTACTCCTGATATTCGTAATCAACTCTTACAAGCGACTACTATTAAACCTGAAAAAGCTACTGATGAAGAACCAGGAGATGATGATCTATTCGCTGGTGATTTAGACGCTGAAGATATGCTTATTGGTAAGGCTAAACTTAAAAGTAAAAAAGCAAAACCAGAGACAGGAGATGAAGAAGAACCATCTGAAAAAGATATAGCTAAAGTTAAAGCGCCTAGAATAACAGCTACTGGTTCTAAAGCTGGTGAGTGGTTTATGGATAATGATAGTTTAATTGATAAAATTATTAAACAATATTCTCAATCACAAATTAAAACAGGTCGATCAGTTAAAGAAGCTGAAGATGGTGGATTATCAAGCGCTGATTTTAAAGCAGCTCAACAAGCTTCTAAAGAAAGAGCTAAAACAATGTTGCCTGATTTAATACAAAAACTTGTAAATAATCTTGAAAAATTAAAAGATGAAGATTATAATGTTTATGTTAAAGTATTAAATGATCTTGATAAGTATAAATTTAGTGTCACTAATACTAAAGGAGTTATGAGAATGATTCTTAAAGCGTTAGGTGAAGATTCAATGCCCGCTATTGGATCTAAAAGAAAAAGTGATGATGATGAGCTTAAAAAACTTGGAATTGATGATGAACCTATTAATATTGATGGTGAAGAAGAACTTTAAAATAAATATTTTATGAAAAAATTTATATTACCTTTAGTTATAGTAATTTTACTAATTTGGATTTTTGTAGATAAATGTAACAATACTGTAAATGTTGATTTTAAAAATACTCAAGATAGTTTAAATCATATTGTTGACTCTTTAAAAGAAGATAATCATCAAAAGGATTTACAAATAGGAGCTTTAGAACATCTTGATTATGATTTACAAAAACAATTAGATAAAAATAAAGCTAAAGTTATTGTTATAACTAAATGGATTGACTCATCTAAAGATAAAGTTGACACATACTCTGAAAAAGAACTTATTACTTCATTCAATACTCGCTATCCAGAAGATACAATTACAAATCCACTTCCATTAGCACAACCAGTACTAGTAAGCGCTGCTAAAGATTTAATTGAATTAGATGGTGCTAAACAAACATTAGTGGTGAAAGATAGTATTATAGCTTTAAATGAAGAAAGAATATTTGTTAAAGATAGTATTATAACGAAGTTTGAAGAGAAAGACTCTAATAGTAAAATTGTAATTGCTGTACGTGAAAAACAAATTAAAGATTGGCAAGAACAATATAAGCAACTTCAATTAGAAAATAAGAAACTTAAATTAAAAAATAAATTTACTAAGTTAGGTGCTGGTGTTGTAATTGGTAGTTTAGTATTTTTATTAGTAAAATAAACTCTTGCATGCCCCATACATAGCCTGATCATTAAGGTCAGGCTTTTTTTATATATTTATATACGATGAAAAAGATTATTTGTTTATTAGTATTTTTAAATATTAACATTTTTGCTATTGGGCAAGATACTATTGTTTTAAAACATACAAATTATACTTCACATTATTCTAAATCAAAAAAACATCCTGTGTTAGTTGAATGGTGGGAAACTAAAAAAAAAGTTAACTGCAAAAATCCACTACCCAGAACAGATAAATTTAAACCAGATCCTTTATTGCCAAAAGAAACTAATTTAATTAATGATTATGTTGGAAGTGGATTTGATAGAGGACATATGATGCCAGCTAAATCAAACCAATGTCAAACTCAATTAATTTTAGATGAGTGTTTTTATTTTTCAAATATAGCTCCTCAAACTCATAGACTAAATGCTGGTGATTGGAAATCATTAGAAATGTTAACAAGAAATTTAGCTTCTGAGTTTGACTCTGTACATGTTTGGGCTGGTAGTTTAGGAGTATTAAAAAATATGAGTAGTGTTATAGTACCAAAAGAATATTGGAAAGCAATTCATATTAAAAAAACAAATAGTTGGTTTTTCTTTTTATTTAAAAATGATGATTCTAAACCTGATGGTATTAATAATAATCAAGTTTCAAAAGAATATATTGAAAAAATAACAGGATTAAAATTTAATTAATGAATGATCAACAACAAAATATTAAAGATATAATTAAACAGGAGTATGTTAAATGTGTCACAGATCCTGTTTATTTTATGAAAAAATATTATTGGATTCAACATCCACAACGTGGTCGAATTCAATTTAATTTATATCCATTTCAAGAAGGTGTATTACATCAATTTAAAAAGAATAGATATAGTATTGTAAATAAATCAAGACAGTTAGGTATATCAACACTAGTTTCAGCTTATTCATTATGGTTAATGTTATTTAACAAAGATAAAAATGTTCTTTGTATAGCTACTAAGCAGGAAACCGCTAAAAATATGGTAACTAAAGTAAAATTTGCTTATGATAATTTACCCAGTTGGCTTAAAATAAATGCCTTAGAAAATAATAAACTGAGTCTTAAATTAGCAAATGGTTCTCAGATTAAAGCAATTGGAGCGACTGGTGATGCAGGTAGATCTGAAGCAGTATCCTTACTGTTATTAGATGAGGCTGCTTTTATTGAAGGTATAGATGAGATATTTGCTTCCGCTCAACAAACTCTAGCTACAGGTGGTCAATGTATAGCTATTTCAACTCCATTTGGTACAGGTAATTGGTTCCATAGAACATTTATTGGTGGTGAAGAAGGCAAAAATGGATTTATATCTATAAAATTACCTTGGACAGTACATCCAGAACGATCTCAAAAATGGAGAGATGAACAAGATGCTATTTTAGGAGTTAGAAACGCTGCTCAAGAATGTGATTGTGACTTTACAACTTCAGGTGATACAGTTATTGAACCAGATATTTTAAATTGGTATATCCAAACATATCAAGCGGATCCTATCTCAAAAGGGGGATTTGATGGTAATTTATGGCGTTGGGAATTTCCTGATTATACAAAACAATATATGGTTGTAGCTGACGTAGCTAGAGGAGACGGTAAAGACTATTCAGCTTGTCATGTTATTGATATAGCTGAAGCAAAACAAGTAGAAGAATATAAAGGACAAGTTGGTACTCGTGATTATGGACATATGCTTGTTTCAATAGCTACTGAATGGAATAATGCTTTATTAGTGATTGAAAATGCTAATATAGGTTGGGATACAATTCAAACAGTTATTGAAAGAGGTTATCAAAATTTATACTACTCATCTAAATCAGATACAGCTAATATAACAATGGATAATTTCTTAAATAGAAATAATAGCAATTTAATACCAGGATTCACTAACTCACTTAAAACTAGACCACTTGTTGTAGCTAAATTAGAGGCTTATATGAGAGATCGAGCTTGTATTATACAATCACGTCGATCATTAGAAGAATTAAGAACATTTGTTTGGAAAAATGGTAAAGCTCAAGCTAATGATGGTTATAATGATGATCTTGTGATGGCTTTTGGTATTGGAATGTTTTTACGTGATACAGCTTTAAAATTTTCTCAAACAGGTATGGACTTAACTCGAGCTTCACTTGGAGGCATAGGAAAAGTTTCATATACTTCAGGGCCAAGCGGTTTTTACTCACCTCATAGTCCACAACAAAATAATCCTTGGCAAATGGATAATGGAAGAGGCGAAGTGGAAGACATCAGTTGGTTGGTTTAGATAAATATTTATAACATATACTAAGATATTATGGGATTATTTGACAATCTAAAAAGATTATTCTCCTCAGACGTTGTAATTCGTAACGTGGGTGGTGATGAGTTGAGAGTAATAGATACAGATCGTATACAATCATTAGGTACTTTACAAACTAATGCTCTTGTAGACCGATTCACTAAAATTTATACAACATCTGGAGCTGGAATTTACAATGTTAATAATGTTTACAATTATCAAACATTAAGAGTACAGCTTTACACTGACTATGAATCAATGGACACTGACGCTATTGTAGCTTCAGCACTTGATATCATAGCTGATGAATGTACTTTAAAAAATGAACATGGAGAAATGCTTCATATTCGTTCAGCTGATGAAAATATTCAACGTATTTTATACAATTTATTTTATGATGTATTAAATATTGAATTTAATTTATGGAGCTGGGCTCGTAATATGTGTAAGTATGGCGATTTTTATCTTAAATTAGAAATAGCTGAGAAATTTGGTGTATATAATGTAATACCATTCTCAGCTTACTCAATTATTAGAGAAGAAGGTACTAATCCTAAAAATCCTACTTATGTAAGATTTAAATATGATCCAACTTCAGTGTCTGGTATAACAACTCCTCAAACACAATACGCTTTAGGTACAGCCACATCAGATATTTACTTTGAAAACTATGAAATGGCTCACTTTAGATTAATAAGTGATGTTAACTATTTACCTTATGGTAGAAGTTATTTAGAGCCAGGTCGTAAAATATTCAAACAAATGATATTAATGGAGGATGCGATGTTAATTCATCGTATTGTTCGCGCTCCTGAAAAACGTATTTTCTATATGAATGTAGGTGCAATTCCTCCAAATGAGGTTGAAGCATTTATGCAAAAAACAGTACAAAAACTTAAAAAAGTACCTTATATAGATCCTCAAACTGGTCAATATAATTTGAAGTTCAATATGATGAACATGATGGAAGACTTTTACATACCTGTAAGAGGAAATGACCAATCAACTCGTATTGATACAGCTAAAGGTTTAGAATATAATGGTATTGAAGACGTAGCTTACTTAAGAGATAAATTATTTGCAGCTCTTAAGATACCTAAAGCATTTATGGGCTATGAGAAAGACTTAACTGGCAAAGCTACATTAGCAGCTGAGGATATTCGTTTTGCTCGTACAATAGAACGTATCCAAAGAATATTACTATCAGAATTAACTAAAATAGCGTTAGTACATTTATATTCTCAAGGATATGATGGTGAGCAGTTAACAAATTTTGAATTATCATTGACTACACCTTCAATCATTTATGATCAAGAGCGTGTTAATTTAATGAAAGAAAAAGTTGAGTTAGCAGCTAACATCATGGAAAATAGTTTATTACCAACTGAGTGGATTTATGATAACTTATTCCATTTTAGTGAGGATCAATATGATGAGTATCGTGACTTAATTATTGAAGATAAAAAACGTAAATTTAGATTAACCCAAATTGAAACTGAAGGTAACGATCCAGATGAAACAGGCCAGGTATATGGTACACCACACCAATTAGCAGCGGCTTATGGTAAAGGTAGAAAAGATGGAGCTGTACCAACTGGATATAATGAAAAAGATCCAAATGAACCTGTACATTTAGTCGGCCGCCCTGAAAAATCTGTATCAAATATTGATCGTCAAGATAATCCATTTGGTAAAGATCGTATTGGAGTTAAAACATATAGTGCAGCTGGTGCTGATCAAGAAGATAGTTTAGCGAAAACTCAATGGAAAGGTGGATCTCCATTAGCTATGGAAACATATCTTAAAAATAAAGAAATGTTTAATGGTATACCTGTAAATCGCCGTACAACTTTATATGAAAGTGATTTATTGGATGAGAATAACATCCGTGATGAGATTAAATAATCTATATATTTATAAGTAGTATCATTATACTAAACTATGCGTATAAAACATAATAAATTTCGCAACACTGGTGTATTATTTGAGCTATTAGTGCGTCAAATCGCATCAGACACATTAGCGAACATAGACTCTAAAGCTGTAAGAATTGTAAAAAAATTCTACCATAATAGTGAGTTAGCAAAAGAACATAAACTTTATCATACTATTTTAACAGCTCCACGTTTAAGTGAAGGTAAAGCTGAAGTATTAATTAATACAACAACTGATTTAGCTAAGAAATTAAACAAAGAACAATTACTTAAAGAAAAATATAACTTAATCAAAGAGATTAAGAAACATTATAATCTTGAAAGTTTTTTTAAATCTAAAGTTAATAATTACAAAACATTAGCCGCCGCTTATACATTATTTGAATCAGCTATGGAAAGTAAGTTTGTTGAGCCTAAACAATTAGTGCTTAATAAACTCACCATCATGGAACATATCACTAAAAAACAATTAGTTGAGAATAAAGAGTCAGAGGTTGAGCAAATATTAGCTAAAGAAGATAAGAATGTACGTATCTTAGCTTACAGAATGTTAATTGAGAAATTTAATAGTAAATATTCAACGTTAAGTGAGCGTCAAAAATCTGTGCTTAAAGAATTTATTAACAATATTTCTAATCCTGAACATCTTAAAACTTATATTAACGAGAACTTTAATAAAGTTAAAATTGAATTAACTGATTTAGTTAAACAAGTTAATGATAAAACAACTGAAATCAAGTTAAACGAAGTTATAAGTTTAATTAAACCAATATCTACTAAATCGTCTGTAAAAGATGAACATTTAGTATCATTACTTCAATATCAGCAATTAGCTGAAGAAATTAAAAAAGTAAATGGATAAGAAATTAAAATTAAAAACTGAGTTACTTAAAAAGCTTAAACAAGAAACAACTGGTACTGGTACTGGAGCTTCTGTAACTCCAGGTATTGGTGCGGGTGTAGCTGCTAAATATGCTTTTGGTAAAACAAACAATTCAAAACCAACTGGTTGGAAAAATGCTCCATCAATTGCTAACCGCCCATCAGATGCTATAAAATATAAAGAATTATGGGAAGGTGAATTAAAGATAGATGATATTCGTAGCTTTAACTATAATATTAGTAAAGTAAGAGAGGCTATTAGACAAATGAGAGATGAAAATAGTGAAGAGTTATACAAAGATCTTGAATCATTAAGATTTGGAACAGACTTAATGTCAGTTATAAATATTCTTGATAAGTTAAAATTAAAGATTGACAAGAATCCAAAATTAGATAAAATAACTATGGCTGATGCTTTAAAAGCAATAGAAGATATCAGAATGGAGTATAAACCTGAGGAGCAAGATGATGATGAAGATAAATTTGATTGGTATACTAATAAAAACTTAGAAGAATTACAAGAAGGATACGCTCAGTTTAGAAATGAAACAAAAACACGTTCTAAACCAGATCAATTCCATCAAGCAGTTAAACAAGTAAAAAAGAAAATGAACGAAATCAATCGTATATTTGAATATGTTGATCGTTTAAAGGGTGAGTTAAGTGAGGGTGAAGACTTAAAATATAAAAAATACACTGAAAATGCTTTCGCTCAAATTAAAGAAAGTGCAAAACAATTATTTTTAAAATCTACAAAATTAAAATAAAATGGCAGATAATTTTGACATGAAAAAATTCCTAGTTGAAAATAAATTAGGAGCTTATTCTAAATTAAAAGAAGATGTAAATAATGAACCTGTAGAAGAAGCAAGTAAAAATGATTATGATAGTTTAATGTCAAAGCTATTTGCTATTCAAAAGAAATACGGATATAAAAAAGCTAGACCTGATCAGGAAGAATATGAGAATGTAAGAATTACACCATCCGTGGAAAGAGTAGGTAGTAAAATTATTAAAGATGGTGGAATTTCAGTTTCTATTGAAAGTAAAGTAAGTAAAGCTGCTTTCACTGACATTAAAAATTTACTTCAAACAAAATTTTCTGATTGGAAAATAGATCCTCAAAGTGTTACTAAAGATGATGATTTTGATACTGATTCTAAGAATGTATTATTCTTTGATATAGTGAAAAATAAATCTGTTAAAGAAGATTACGCTGGAGCTGAAGAAGAAAAAATGATGGATTTCTTAGCTGAAAAACCAGTAAAAGAAGTAAAGCGTTTAAGACCAAAAGAATATTATCAAATTCTAGATAATGGAACAGGTGAATGGAATGACGGTTTTAAATATATAGGAGACATTGATGGTGGATCTACAGTAGGAGAAATAGGTGATCATATGTTCATGGCTCCTACAGGTCCTGATGCTTTTATATTTGTAAATATATCTGACGCTGATTTAGATACTATGGTTAGATATGATATGAATGAAAATAAAAAACCAGTAGAAGAAGCAGGTCAAGGTACTCTTATGACTGTTGATAGAATTGAAGAAATTGTTAATAATTTAGCTCGTAATATTTCAACTAACTCAAATATTTCAACACAAGAAAAACTTGGTTTAGTACAAGCTCTTAAAGAATTAAAAGACTTAGTTGAAGATTTAGGTGCTGATGTTGAAATGGGTATGGATGAGACTAAAAAAGAAAAACTATCTAAACTAAATGAAAACTTAACACCTTTACATAAACAACTAATTAAAAATATTGTTGATAACTACTTTGATGGTGGTATTGATGCTGATCCAGCTATGGAAAGAATTGAAAGAATATTAAATGATGATTTAAGTTGGGAAGAACTTGATAGTGAAGATCTTCAAGATCTTAAAGAAGAATCTGTTCGTATGTTTAAATCAGATAATCCAGAGGGTGATAAATTAGTATTAGGTTTTCTTAAAAGAATAGCTAAAGACTTTAACTATCCAGTATCTCAAGCAGCTATGTTTGTTAAAGAAAGAATTAAAAAATTAGGATATTAAAATTAAAATATGGCAAAAGCAAAAGGATCAAGTGGATCAGCTAAAGTTACATTTGGTAAAAGAAAAAAAGGAAAAGCACAAAAATCATTTAATAAACATGATCGTTCTGAAAAAAATTATCGTGGACAAGGCCGTTAATATTTATTAGTATGACAACATTAGAATTATATCGTAAACATAAGAATGGCGAAGTTAGCCGTGAAAAATTCTTATATGAAGTAAGACGTGATAATAACTTACCATTTATCACTAATTTAACATCATATGATGACGCAGTTAAAATCCTTAAAAACAAAGGTATTGTAACTGAAGTTGATACTAAAGAAGCTAAGGCAGATGAAGCAGTTAAAGCTGAAATTAAAGCTAAAGCTCCATCAACTAAAAAACCAAAAGAACTTCATATTGATTATGCTAACCCATATGAATATCGTCATGGTTTACAATATGAATTAGATAAATTAGATGATTATAGTGATGAGGCTTTAGAAAAAGCTAAGTCAATTGTGTTAAAAAATTTAGCTAAAGATGCTAATTTTTATTCTAGTTTATTAAACCAACAACAATCTCATTACCAATTCAAACAAACTGAAACTGACAAGCCTGGTATGCAAGCCAATGCTGATGGTTATTTAAAGAAAGAAGCTAAAAAAGATGAGAAATCTAATGTACAAGATTCATTAGGTAAAAAAGAGGCTGGTAAGAAAAAACCTAAAGGTATTAAAATAATGCCTGATAAAGGTGTAACTGGCTCTGAAAAAACTATTAAAGAAGGTATTGATGATAAAGTAGAGGACATGATTAAATCAGGTGAAATAAAACCTGAAGAAGTAAAGGCAGCCGCTGAAAAAGCTATGAAAGGTGATTCAACATCTCTAGTAGCATTAATGGCTGGTCTTAAATTAGCTGAGGATACTATGGAAGAAGGTATTAAAGGAAATTTTGATGATGATGATAACACATACACTTATGATCATCTTATCAATACTGATTCTCCTAGTAAAGAACAATTAAAAAATGTATTAAACATTATAAAAAAAGATAAAGAAGATTTAGAAAAGAAAGGTAAGAAAACCAAAGTAGTTAAAGGTGACACAGTACCTTATTTAGAATTAGTTGAAACTGTTAAAGAAGATACACTTACAGAAGTAATATTAAAAATATATAATTATGATGCTTCATCAGGTGATTTAGAAGATGTTGAAGTTGAATATTTTGGATCTGAAGATGAAGCTAAAAAAGCTGCTTTAGCACACCATTGGCAAATAGCTTTTGATAATGGTGATACTGAACTTAGTAAAGATGAATTTGTAGCTCAAACTAATTTTGATGATTTAGAGTCATATGAAAATTATGATTATGTAATAGCACCTGATAAAGGTGGCATTAAAGAAGATATGGAAGAAGGCTCATTTATGGGTGGTGTTGATTTAGGTTCATCATCTGATATGAATGCTGAAGATCAATTCGCTCAACTAATGGACAAATATGATTGGTATTATGAGATGAGTGATGATCCAAGAGCTTATGATCGTGGTGTTGTTCTAGACAAACAATTAAAAACATTAGGTAAACAAATTGGCGCTGATAAAGCTGTAGCTATGTTTAACGCTAAAGCTCCATCTGATCGAAAAGTGACTAATACTTTCTTTATGGAAGGAGAAGATAAACATGCTAAAATTAAAGAAGCTTTAAAAAAAGCTTTAAAAGAAGCTGATCCTACAGTGACTAAATTAGAGAAAGATATAGAGAGAAAAGAATTAGAAATGGCTGACTTAATGACTAAACAAGCTACCATACTTAAAAAACCAGGAACCCAAGGATAATGAGTAAACAAGTATTAATAGAATATTTTTCATTTCAACCTTCGCCTCGTGCTCTGCATGAGGCAAAGTTGTCTCCATCTAAAAACTTAATTGTTGAAGGTGTAGTACAACGAGCTGAAGCTAAAAATCAAAATGGTAGAATATACCGTAAAGAAACATTAGAGCGTGAAGTTGAAAAATATATAGCAGGCCCAGTAGCTGAAAATAGAGCATTAGGTGAATTAGACCATCCAGACTCATCTATTATTAACTTAAAAAATGTATGTCATAATATTAAATTATTATGGTGGGATGGTGATGATTTAATGGGTAGAATAGAAATATTACCAACACCAAGTGGTAATATATTAAAAGAATTATTTGTTAATAATATTACTGTTGGTATCTCTTCTCGCGGTATGGGATCTGTAAAACCATTAGGTGAAGGTACAGTTGAAGTACAAGATGATTTTGAATTATTATGTTGGGATTTTGTTTCAACACCTTCAACTCAAGGTGCTTTTATGAGACCAACAGGTTTAAGTGAAGGATTTGTTCCTAATAGCCGTTCATTTGGTAAGTATACTAAAGTAAACAATTTAATTTCTGAGATTATTTGTTCACAAACTGGAATTTGTTGTATAAAATGAGAATAAGGATTATTAAAGAAGATGAAAATCAAGAGTTAAAGGATCTCCTAAAAATGGACTATCCTTTATTTGTTAGAGAATTAGGTGACAACATTAAAGATCCTAAATTTATAGATGCTATCAAATCTTTATCTAATGAACATCCAATCAACTTCAAAACAGTTAATCCTATAGTTGGTGATTTAAAACCAACTCAAAATGAAATTGATGTTGATAAATCTTTAAAATTTCCTTTAACTAACGCTGACTCAGCTAGAGTATGCCTAAAAGGAGGTGTTATAGCTGTAGCTGGTAAACGTATTATCACAGCTGGAAATGGTAAGTATATTATTGATGGTCATCATAGATGGTCTCAAGTATGTGCTTTAAATCCAGAAGCTAAAATAGCAGCTATTGATTTATCAGATGTTGGAGACCCAATGAAAGCTCTTAAATCTACTCAATTAGGTATAGCGGCTGATTTAGGTAAAGTACCAACAGCTAAAGTTGAAGGTAATAATTTACTTAAAATGGGTAAAGATGCTCTAATTAGTTATGTTGAAAAAACAATCACACCTGATGTGATAGAAGAATTTAAAACAGCAGGTAAAGGAGATAATGCTAAATCCATTGGTGAATTTATTTGGACCAATGTTGAAAAAATGCAAAAAGATAATCAACCAGTTTCAGGCGCTCCTGAGCGTGGTATTATGCCTCAAACTGATGACGCTACTAAATGGCAAGATCTAGCTCCAAATGTTGACGATATCACTGAAATAAATCGTCTAAAAAAATTAGCGGGACTCTAATTGTCTTGTCGCTTTGATCACTTTTCACATATTTATGAATAACCCCATATGAGATCTCCAATATCTCATTAATTTAACGTTTTTAATCTTATATTGCTTCCCCCCTTAATTTAATAAGCAATCGTAAAAGGAGAAAATCAAAATGACTAATCAAGAATTATTTAGTCAAGCGATTGCCGACGCTAAAGCTGTTCGTGACGCTGCTGTCGCCAACGCTAAAGCCGCTCTTGAAGAGACTTTTACTCCACAAATCATGTCTATACTTTCAACTAAATTGCAAGAGTTGGAAGAAGAAGGATTAGAAGAGAAAAAAGAAGTTGAAGAAGAAGGCTACGGCAAAACAGAAGAAGGCCATGAGGCCGAAATTGGTTTTGGAGCTGCTTCACAAAAGCCACAAATTGAAGCTGACTCTTTGGAAGAAACTGACCTCGAAGAAATCTTAGCTGCACTTGAAGCCGAAGAAAAAATGAAAGAAGAAGGCGAACAAGTTGACGAAAAGAAAGACATGGAAGAGGCCAAGAAAGACATGGAAGAAGCTAAAAAAGAAGTTGAAGAAGGTAAAAAAGAAGTTGAGGAAGCTAAGAAAAAAGACGACGACAAGAAAAAAGTTGAAGAGTCTTTAGAAGAAGCTGACGGAGACGACGACATGACTGAATTAACTGTTGATGAGCTTAAAGACATTATCCGTGATGTGTTAAAAGATGTTATGGGTGGTGGTGAAGAAGAAGTAGGTGGAGATGAAATTGAATTGGATGGTGAAACTGGCGATGAAGAAGTTGAAGATGAAGAATCTATCAGTCTCGATGAATTGTTAGCTGAATTAGACAAGGAAGAAGGTAAAAAGCCTGTTGATGAGAAAAAAGAAGTAGAAGAGGCTAAGAAAGAAGTTGAGGAAGGTAAAAAGAAAGAAATGGAAGAAGCTAAGAAAAAAGAAATGGAAGAAGCTAAGAAAGACAAAAAAGACTTAGAAGAAGCCATTAAAACTATCAAAGCTTTACAATCTGAACTCAACGAAGTTAATCTTTTAAACGCTAAACTTCTCTACACAAACAAAATCTTCAAAGCTAAATCTTTGAATGAGGCCCAAAAAGTTAAAGTATTAAAAGCTTTTGATAAAGCTACTAATGTAAATGATGTTAAAACTGTTTACAATACTTTATCAGAATCATTTACTACTAAAACTAAATCTACAATTAAAGAATCAGTTGGATTTGCTTCAAAAGCAGCTGGAATTGCACCAGCCCAACCGATTGTAGAAAGCGACGCTGCTATTCGTCGTATGCAACAATTAGCAGGAATCGTAAAATAAAAAACAAAATTTAAAACTTTTATTCAAAATGAGTACAGTTCAAACTTTAATCGAATCTGCTAACCCATGGCAGTCACAGCAAGGCGACGCTGCTCGCTTAGCTAAAAAGTGGGATAAATCAGGTTTGTTAGAAGGTCTCGCTGACTATAACAAATCTAATATGGCTGTTATGCTTGAGAATCAAGCTAAGCAGTTAGTTGTTGAACAATCACAAACTGGTACTGGTGGTACTTTTACTCCAGGTACTGGTGAGCAGTGGGCTGGTGTTGCCTTACCATTAGTTCGTAAGGTATTTGGTCAAATTGCTTCTAAAGAATTCGTTTCTGTTCAACCAATGAGTTTACCAGCTGGTTTAGTGTTCTATCTTGACTTCCAATACGGAAGCACTAAGAATCCTTTCGCTAATGGTGATTCTTTATATGGTACCCCTGATGGTGTTGAAGGATTTGGTAACCTAGCTGCTGGTGGTCTTTATGGCTCTGGCCGTTTTGGTTATTCACTCAACCAATTCTCAGCTTCTCTTACTTTCGCTACCTCTTCTGGTGGTGCTGCTCCTTATATCTATTCTGGATCAGCAGATGCAGTTTGGGCATTATGTGGATTTGATTCTAACATTTCTGCTTCTGTAGCTGCTCAGCAAGTTAAGATTGCTCTTATTCCAACTTCTAGTTTGTCAAACATGGATCCAAATGGTGCTCGTGGTTTCTATTTCATTTCTGCTTCTGCTGGAACTGATGTAATCACAGCTGCTGACAACTTGAATCAATTTAACCAAATTTCTGGTGCTAACGTGTTGTTATTCTTCTCAGCTTCTTCAGCTGAAGTAACAGCCGCTACTACTCAAATCGCTCCAGTTTTCTATAATAAGAAAACAGCTGATAATGCTCGTGGTGACTTTGAAGATGGTTCTTCTTATGCTTACCCTAACTCATTATCTTCTAGCGTTATTGCTATCCCAGAAATCAACGTTCAGCTTCGTTCTGAGACTATTGCTGCTAAAACTCGTAAGTTGAAAGCACAATGGACTCCAGAATTTGCTCAAGACTTGAACGCTTACCAAAACTTAGACGCTGAAGCTGAATTGACTAGCATGTTAAGTGAGTACATCTCTCTTGAGATCGACCTCGAAATCCTTGATATGTTAATTCAAAACGCTCCAATTGTTGAGTATTGGTCAGCTAAAGTTGGTGATCAAATTAACGCTACTAACAGTGGCTTTAATAGCAACACCTCTGGTGTTTACTACACTCAAATGACTTGGTTCCAAACTTTAGGTATCAAGTTACAAAAAGTATCTAACACAATCCATCAAAGAACTTTACGTGGTGGTGCTAACTTCATGGTGGTTTCACCAGCTGTAGCTACTATCCTTGAGTCTATCCCAGGATTTGCTGCTGATACTGATGGTGCAGCTGATAACATGAAGTATGCTTTTGGTGTACAGAAAGTTGGTCAGTTGAACAGCCGTTATAAAGTTTATAAGAACCCATACATGCTCGAGAATGTTATTCTTATGGGCTTCCGTGGATCTCAGTTCTTAGAGACTGGTGCTGTTTATGCTCCATATGTACCATTGATCATGACTCCATTAGTGTACGATCCAAATACCTTCACTCCAAGAAAAGGTATTATGACTCGTTACGCTAAGAAGATGGTTCGTCCTGAATTCTATGGTAAAGTGTTTGTTGCTAATTTGAACATTGTGTAAATTAGTATAACATAATATCACAAAAATTGAGCCTAGCTAATTGCTAGGCTCTTTTTTTACATATTTATATCAGAATAAATTACATTAAAAATATGCAAAATCAAATTGATATAGCTAAACATCCTTATGGTTTAGGTGGAAATTCAGTGTTAACAGGATCTATGTCTGTATCTGGACAATTCTTTTGGTTTTATCCTGTATCATCATCTGTAGCTACTATTAAATTTGCCGATGGTATAACTTTAGGTGCTTTAACTTTTACAAATGGTATTGGTGTTCAAGGATTTATTACTGAAGTAACTCAATCATCAGGAGCTTCTATAGTTTATAATGGCGCCGCTGATGCTCCAACATATAATACTTTCAATCCATTTATAAGCGCCACACCAACTACAACTCCAACAGTTACACCAACTATTAGTGTTACACCAACTATATCTATTAGTGCTACACCTAGTGTAACTCCTAGTGTGACTCCTAGTATTAGTATTAGCAGAACTCCAAGTGTTACACCAACTATTAGTGTGACACCAAGTATTAGTGTAAGTATTAGTGTGACTCCTAGTATTAGTAGAACACCAAGTGTAACTCCAACAGCTAGTGCTTAATATATTTTAAAATATAATTATATATGAACCCGAGGTTAACTCGGGTTTTTTATTTATATTTATACACGATATGGAATCATTTTTGCGAGAAATATCATGGTTTGAATTTAGTAGAATACCTTCTATTAATAAATTACCTTTACATGAACAGGAAAGACAATATAGAATTTATATGCTTGATTTACATCAAGCTAGAGAGCAATGGATGATACAACAACATGAAGGTAGGGGAGGTGGTATACAAATAGTTGGAGTTTTATTACAAGAAAATTTATTTGATATATTACAAGAAGATGGATCTCAAATTTATATAACAGCGTTAGTTTAAAATAATTTTTTATATGCCAAATTTACCAATATCAGGATTACCAGCTGCAAATTTACCATTACAAGGTACAGAATTATTTGCTATAGTTCAAGGAGGAATAACTAAATATTCAACATTAAATTCAGTAAACTATATTCCTGGTAATAGCTATGGATTATATGCTCAAATAATAAATAGTACACCTGTAACTGCTACAACATCAGAATTATCTTTAATAAATAGTACTGACGGTGTAGGTACATTAACTGTTCCTGCTAATGGTTTTAGAGTTGGAGATAGTTTTAGAGCAGATTTTGGTGGACAACTTTCTTCTAAAAATAATGATACTATAAGAATTAGAGTTAAAGCAGGAAGTGTAATTCTAGCAGACAGTGGAACACAAACTATGTCAACAGCTGTTAATGATATTTGGCAATTTTCTATAAATTTTACAATTAGAGCATTAGGGGTAGCAGGAGTAGCAGATATTGTAGCACTTGGTGTATTTCATACTACTAAACAATCTAATGGAGCTCCACAAGGATTTGCCTTTAATACTATTAATGATACAACATTTGATACTACAATATCAAATACTTTAGATGTCACAGCTCAATTTAGTTCAAATAGTTCTCAAAATTCAATATACACAGATATATTTGTATTAAATAAAATTTATTAATTATTTAATATATTTATATCAAATATAGTTACATGAAGGAACCTAATCGTGAGAGAAAAAATGACATTAAAGTTATTAATGCTGTTCAATTAAATGAAGAGCAAAAAGAAGCAAAAAGATTAATTGTAGAGAATCAAATAGTAGTAATTACAGGTAGAGCTGGATCAGGTAAATCATTAGTATGTGCTCAAGCCGCTTTAGATTTCCTTAAGAAAAAACAAATTAACTGTATTTACAATACAAGGGCAGCCATTGAAGTAGGTAGAAGTTTAGGTTATCTTCCAGGGGCATTAAGTGAAAAGTTTGATCCTTACATGGAAGCACTTGTTGAAAATCTTAATAAATGTTGTACAAATAAAACTGAAGTACCTAATTTAATTGAAGAAGGTAAAATTAAAGCGATGCCTGTTCAATTTATTCGTGGTAAAACAATTGATGATATTCTAATAGTTGAAGAAGCACAAAACCTAACTAAAGGTGAAATGTTAGCTATACTGACACGTTTAGGTAAAACAGGTAAAATTATTATTAATGGTGATAATGAGCAAACTGATATTAAATCACCAACAGGTGAAACAAACGGTTTAACTTATGCTATCGAACTATCTAAAAAAATTGAAGAAATTAAGTGGATTAAATTAAAGGAAAATCATCGCTCCGACCTAGTAGGTAAAATACTAGAATATGAGTATGGAAAGTAATTAAAAATATTAATATTTATATTAGAATAATACTAATATAAATGGCTCATCAATTATCATCAAATATTTTATTTGGACAAGGATATGGTGGTTTTACTAATTTATCTCCTGTAAAAGGCAACTGTCCTTTTGAATATTACACAAATGACACTGAGTTTGTTAATGACGCTAAAAATGCCGCTTCTTTTGTAGCTCAACGTTTAGGTGTAGGAGGTGTTGGTAGTGCTACAACTTATATAACTGATTTAACAGTTTACGCTGCTTTTGAAGAAGCTGTCACTACCTATGGAAATATGGTTTATCAATTTAAAATTAGAGATAACTATATTAATTTAGAAGGATCTGATACTTTACCATTTGTTAATATATCAAGTACTGTAGTTAGTTCAACAGATGTTAACGTTAATATTTACTGGTCTGATAAACGTTTAGCTAAATGGAATGAAATTAACTATGACACTGCTTATTCTAGCTCTATAGCTGGAGGAGAAATGTGGGTTATATCAGCTTCAGTAGATGATTTTATAGCTCCTGATTTTAAATTTTTAAAGAATTTCACATTTCCTCATCAAACTCTTCCTTCATTTGGTCCAATAAATTTAAGTAGAGTTGTACATAATCAATTTAATAAATTAGCTGGTCCTACATCTGCTTCATTAGATGGATTAGGCAATACAGTTTACACAATAACAACAGGTAGTAATTATGTTTATTTCTTTACTAATGATCCAACAATACATGGTAATAATTCAACATATTTTCCTAATGGATATATTCCAACAATATATACTCAAGATAATTTAAATAAAAATGGCTTAAATAATAGTCTAGTTAGAGCTAATTTACAAACACAAATTAAAATAGCAGATCAGTACGCTCAAGAGGCTGATCTAAATGGTGATATAACTGAATATACTGGTAGTCTTGTTTTAACTCCTTATAAACAAGTTTATGATTTAAACCAATGGGCTCTTGATTCAGCATCTTTAGATCCTGGAGATGGTATAGAAGTTAGACAAATATTTTACCAAGAACCTCCAGCTATTGTAAGATATTTTGATCCATATGCTGGTACAGGTACTGGTGTTCAAGGATTATTAGAAACATTTGGATTTGGATCTTATTCACCAGGTATTAATTTTATGTTGATGCCTGTATATTGGGATATTCAAAAGATACAAGCTATTGAATTTAATGATCAAGTGAGAAAATCAGCTTATTCATTTGATTTAGTTAATAATCAATTAAGATTATTCCCTATACCAACAGATTCTGGACATCAAAAATTAATTTTTAAATATGTTAAATTAAGTGATAAAAATAATCCAGTCACCGACACTAGAGATAATGTTGTCACTGATGTTATGAATGTACCTTATAGAAATCCAATTTATTCTAATATTAATCAAGTAGGTAGATCTTGGATTTTTAGATACACATTAGCATTATGTAAAGAAGTAGAAGGACAAATTAGAGCTACTTTCCAAGGCACTAATCTTGGAGGTGTAATTGTGAATGGGGCTGAATTATTAACAGATGCTAGAACAGATAAAGCGGATTTACTAACTGAATTAAAAGAATATTTAGATCAGACAACTCGTAGATCTCAATTAGAAAGAAAGCAACAAGAAGCTGATTTCACTCGTCAGTCTATGAATCAAATTCCTTTATTAATTTATTCTTTATAATATATGCCTATAGTTTATCCAATAGGACCTATAACACCAATTCCTAGTTCCACACCAAGTGTAACTATAACACCTAGTGTGACTCCTAGTATTGGTACATCATCAACTCCATCACCAACTCCAAGTTATAATTGGAATGTTTCACCATCATTAACACCATCAATTACTTTAACTCCAACTCCAACATTATCTATTGATTGTGGTGGGTTAAATATTTTTGATCAAATGCAAGGCGCTGCTTTAAAATTCATGCAGACATCTATTGGTTATCATAAATTAAATCTAAATGAAACTAAAAGAAATATATACGGTGAATCTTTAGAAAAGTGGTATTATAAACCTTTTGTTCTTAGATGTTTAATAGAGAGAAATGATGATAACCTAAAAGATGAAATGTTTGGACCAGATGTTCAAAGATCTCTTAAAGTAACTGTACCAAGATTAGCTTTTGATAATGAGACTGTGAGTAACATTAATGGTGCTAATATATTACCAGAAATAGGTGATATATTTGAGGATAGAAATACAGAAAGATATTATGAAGTACATAATGTTATTAGTAAATTTTTACCTATTATAACTAATGCTACTGATGAACAATTAATAAATTGTCCTCAAAATACTTTAATTGTTTATGATTTAGAGTGTTATCAAACACGAGTTACAAAATTAAATATTTTACCTAATAAAATAATATAATGCCTAACACTATAAAACCAAGAAAAAAAAGTGTAGCTGAGGTGCTAAATGACCAAATAGGCCCAGCATATGATGTAACTAGTGGTAAAGCACCTTTAGATAAAGATAATAGATCTAAAAATATCTCTACAAAAGGAGACAGAACTAAAGATGTATCTATTAGTTTAATAGACATTGACACAACTATTATAAAATATATAGAAGAAAAAATTCAACCTTCTATTATACAAGATGGAAACAGAATCAAAGTTCCAGTAATGTATGGTTTTCCTGAGCGTTGGAAAACAATACAAGAAAAAGGATATTTAAGAGAATATTCAGGTAGATTTGTAGCCCCAACCATTGTTATTAAACGTGACTCTATGGAGGCTAATAGAAGTTTAGGTACTAAAATTGATGCTAATAAACCTCAAAATCTTTATGCTTTTGAGCAATCATATACTAAAAAAAATCAATATGACAATTTTTCAGCTTTAACAAATAGAATTCCAGTTAAAGAATTTAGATTAGTTGTCATGCCTGAATATGTCACTATAAAATATAGTGCTGTTGTATTTACAAATCATTTAGAGCAAAATAATAAAATTGTTGAAGCATTACAATACGCTTCTAACACATATTGGGGAGAAGAAGGTAGATTTTTATTTAGATCTAATATTAGTTCTTTTACAACATCAACAGAATATTCTTTAGGTGATGATAGAACAACTAGAACAAATTTTGAAGTTGTACTAAACGGATATATTATACCAGATACTGTTAACAGAGATATTTCTTATCCTAAAAAGTTTCTCTCTAAGTCTCAAGTAATTTTTAATTTAGAAACAGATAGTACTGAGATATTTACAGCTAGTGGAGCTCCAAAAGATACATTTAAAGCTCAAGCTGTCTCATTCCCAACAGCTCCTCAAACTGTTGAAGCTACAGTTGACCCAGCTATTTTAATTTATTTAAATACTAATATAACTAAAATAGCTAACACAGTCACTGCTCCTAATTTAGCTACATTAACTGGCGCTTCATTTTTACAACCACCAGTAGGAAGTGGTCTACCAGCTACAGATAAGAGTAGTTTCAATTATTTTATTAATGGTCAATATATACCATTAACAGCTATAACCTCATTTGACGGTAGTAATTTAGTATTTAACACATCCGTTTTAGGTTATACTTTAGAATCAGATGATGAAGTAACAGTAACCGGTAAATTCGCTTAATAATGTCTAGATTAAAACTAAAACAAGTATTATCTAATATGAACTATAATGTCTCTGCTAACCAGTTGACAATTACAGGTAGTTCTAATCCATCTCTTATTATATCTGGCTCAGTTGAAGTAACTTCTTCAAATTTATCAACAGGATCTTTAACTATAAAAGGTGTTGATACTTTTGGTGATTCAGGTAGTTTCTTTACTATGGATTTAGGGGAATATTAATATTTATCGCGGAGCTATATAGCTTTTTATACTAGTATATACTAAACCCCTAATGGCAAATGTCTAATCAGTTTCTCAAATTACGCAGAAGTGCTATACCTGGTAAAATTCCTGACACCGGTTCTCTTGAACTTGGTGAAATAGCGCTGAATACCTATGATGGTAAAGCGTTTATGAAAAAATCTGGTTCAGCCGGTGAAGAAATAGTTACTATTGGTACTGGATTTATTAGTGGATCTAATTTTTTTCTTTCTGTATTTTCCGGTTCAGAAGCTTTAGTCTCAAGTACAATTTATCAATCTGGATCTTTCACAGCTATAAACGCTACAGGATCTTTACATCCTGAAGCAGTTGAAACTTTTTTAGTAAACTCATTAACAGATTCATATAATTTAATATCAGGACATGCTGACACAAATAATTATGTTCAGTTAAATATAAAGAATTTTAATACAGGAACTAGTGCCTCCGCAGATATTGTAGCTAGTGCTGATACAGGAAATGAAGAAGTTAACTATGTTAATTTAGGTATTAATGGTTCTGGATATAATGCTAATCAATATATTGGTAGTGCTTTAGATGCTTACTTATATTCTACAGGTGAAAATTTATTGATAGGTAACGCCTCTCAAGGTAGACAAATTATTTTCTTTAATGGAGGTTTTGATACTGTTGACAATGCTAGATTATGGATTCATGAGCAGGGTACCATTAGTATTAACACAAGTCAATATGATTCTTTCAACCCATCATCTCTTTGGGTAGAAGGGATATCTGGATCAGATACATATAATTTAATTCAAGCTAAAGGTGATGTTAATAATTACTCTCAATTAGCTATACAAAATAGATCAACAGGAAGTAATGCTTCTTCAGATATTGTAGCTGAAAATGATAATGCTACAGAAACTACTAATTTTATTAATTTAGGTATTAATAGTAGTAATTATAATATTACTGGTGATGTTGGATCAGCAAATGATGCTTATTTATATTCTACAGGATATCATTTACATATAGGAAACGCTTCTAACCATCCATTACAATTTTTTGTTGGTGGTATAGATAGTGATGCTAATAGAAAATTTCAATTAGATCCAAACAATCAACATGAACTAACTGGTTCAATTAATATAAGTGGAAGTATATATAATCCATTTATTTCTCAAAATAATTCATTATCAGGTTCTATAATAGCTGTAAATACATCTAATGGTTTATTCCAATATACTAATAATGTCTCATCTGCTTCATTTGCTTTAACAGCTTCTTATGCTTTAAACGCTGGAGCAACAGGTACAAGTGGTACAAGCGGCACATCAGGTATTAATGGTACATCAGGCACAAGTGGCATAAATGGAACATCTGGTACAAGTGGAATCTCAGGTACATCAGGCATAAGTGGTACTAATGGAACCTCAGGTACATCAGGTACTTCAGGAACATCCGGTGCAAATGGAACTTCAGGCACTAGTGGAATTGATGGTACATCAGGCATAAGTGGAACATCTGGTACAAGCGGAATTGACGGAACATCAGGGATAAATGGTACATCAGGTACAAGTGGTATAAGTGGTACTTCAGGTACAAATGGTTCTTCAGGAAGCTCTGGACTATCAGGTAGTTCAGGCTCATCAGGATCTTCAGGTATTAATGGTACTTCTGGAACATCAGGTGAAAGTGGAACTAGTGGTATATCTGGAACATCTGGCACAACAGGTACATCAGGATCTTCAGGATCAAGTGGCATAAATGGTACTTCTGGAACTTCAGGAATTGATGGAACTAGTGGTACAAGTGGAGTGAATGGCTCATCTGGTACAAGTGGGATATCAGGCACAAGTGGAATCTCTGGAACATCAGGTACTAATGGAACTAGTGGTTTAAGTGGTACATCTGGCACAAGTGGAACTTCTGGTATTAATGGTACTTCTGGAACTTCAGGAGTTGATGGTACAAGTGGTTCATCTGGATTAAATGGTACTTCTGGAACATCAGGTTTAAGTGGTACAACAGGTACTTCAGGTACAAGTGGTATAAGTGGTACATCTGGAACAAGTGGCACAACAGGCACTTCAGGCACATCTGGTGTTAATGGTACTAGTGGTACTTCAGGAATATCAGGTACTAGTGGCACTTCAGGTGAATCAGGTATAGATGGTACAAATGGTACATCTGGTATAAGTGGTACTTCAGGAATATCAGGCACATCAGGTACAAGTGGAATAAATGGAACTTCTGGAACAAGTGGTTTATCAGGCAGCTCAGGATCAAGTGGTGTTTCTGGAAGCTCAGGTTCTTCAGGTTCATCAGGTATCTCAGGCACAAGTGGTACATCAGGTATAGATGGAACATCAGGTACTAGTGGTTTAACAGGAACATCTGGTACTTCAGGTACAACTGGTACTTCTGGTTCAAGTGGTTCATCTGGAATATCAGGTACCAGTGGCACAACAGGCACAAGTGGTTTGTCTGGTAGTTCAGGTACTTCTGGTTCAAGTGGAACAAGTGGTTCATCTGGAAGTTCTGGAATAAGTGGTACAAGTGGTACTTCAGGTGTAAGTGGAACATCAGGTACATCAGGTATAAATGGTACTAGTGGAACTAGTGGTAGTTCAGGTTCAAGTGGATCAAGTGGTTTAACTGGATCTTCTGGAACATCAGGATTAACAGGCACAAGTGGAACTACTGGAACAAGCGGATCATCAGGTTCATCAGGCTCATCAGGTATTAATGGTACATCTGGTACTTCAGGAACATCTGGTAGCTCAGGCACAAGTGGAATTAATGGTACATCAGGTACTTCAGGCATAAATGGAACAAGCGGTACTAGTGGTACTTCAGGATTAACAGGTACAAGCGGTACTAGTGGTACAAGTGGAATAAATGGTACATCAGGTACTAGTGGTACAAGTGGTGCTAATGGATCAAGTGGTACATCAGGTACATCAGGCTTAAATGGAACATCAGGTTCAAGTGGCACAAGTGGTATTAATGGCTCCTCAGGTACAAGCGGAATTAATGGTACTAGTGGCACTAGTGGCTTATCAGGAGCTTCAGGTACATCTGGTACATCTGGTATTTCAGGTACTAGTGGTACTAGTGGTTCATCTGGATCAAATGGATCATCAGGTAGTTCTGGATCTAGTGGTACATCAGGCATAAATGGAACATCAGGTACAAGTGGTTTAAGTGGTAGCTCAGGTACATCAGGCACTTCAGGAGTATCAGGTACATCTGGTACTTCAGGTACTTCAGGAGTATCTGGATCATCAGGTACATCTGGTACTTCAGGTGTGAGTGGAACAAGTGGTACTTCTGGAACTAATGGAACTTCAGGTGTATCAGGAACATCTGGTACAAGTGGTACTTCAGGATCATCTGGATCATCTGGATCAAGTGGATCTAGTGGTTTAAGTGGAACATCAGGAACAACTGGAACCTCTGGTACTAATGGAAGTTCAGGCTCATCAGGTTTAAGTGGTACTTCAGGCACAAGTGGAACATCAGGAACAACTGGAACATCTGGAACTAGTGGTTCTTCAGGATCATCAGGTATAAGTGGAACATCAGGTACATCAGGCGTAAACGGAACAAGTGGCACTTCAGGTACATCAGGAATTAATGGAACATCAGGTACATCAGGTGCATCAGGCACTTCAGGTACATCAGGTATAAACGGAACAAGTGGTACAAGCGGAACTAGGGGTTCATCTGGATCATCTGGTAGTTCAGGATCAAGTGGGTCAAGTGGAACTTCTGGAACAAACGGTACTAGTGGAACTAGTGGTTCATCTGGATCAAGTGGATCTAGTGGAACAAGTGGCACATCAGGTACAACTGGAACATCTGGGACTAGTGGAGTAAGTGGAACAAGCGGTACATCAGGAACATCAGGTGCAAATGGTACATCTGGATCATCAGGTACATCTGGTACATCTGGTACTTCAGGAGCTAGTGGCACTAGTGGTACTTCACCAACCGGATTAGTAGCGTCTAACTATGTTGTTAGAGGTACTAAACAAGGCGGTGCTCAAACTATACCAAATGGTGGTGATACTGTTGTAACGTTTAGTGACGACTTTGATCCTAATGGATGGTTAACCTCTAATAAAATTCAACCAACTATTGCTGGTTATTATATAACTAATGCTCAAGTTTGGTGGGATGCTGGTTCTGTAACTAACAACCAAACCAATATCCAATTTAAGAAAAATGGAACAACCCAAGTTGCGATAAATCAAACCCAAATTCTATCTGGCTCAGGTTATGCACAAGAAATAGATGCTATAATTTATTTTAATGGTTCAACAGATTATGTAGAAGTTACTGCTTTTACAGGTAATCCTACATCTCAAAATATAAATTCTGCTGGAAGCGGAACTTGGTTTGAAGCATCTTTAATTGTTGGTGGTGGTACTTCTGGTACAGCTGGATCTAGTGGTAGTTCAGGTAGTTCAGGTACATCAGGTATAAATGGTACTAGTGGAACAAGTGGAGCAAATGGTACAAGTGGTACATCTGGAGCTAATGGAACATCAGGTACTTCTGGTACTAGAGGTTCTTCAGGTAGTTCTGGCTCATCTGGATCTAGTGGTTCATCAGGTTCTAGTGGTACAAGTGGTACATCAGGAACTTCTGGAGCTAATGGAACATCAGGTACAAGTGGTATAAATGGTACAAGTGGATCTTCAGGAACATCAGGTGTAAGTGGAACATCAGGTACATCAGGCACATCAGGAACTAATGGCACATCAGGTACATCAGGTGCATCAGGCACTTCAGGTACATCAGGTATAAACGGAACAAGTGGTACATCTGGCACTAGTGGAGTAAATGGAACAAGTGGTACATCAGGCACAAGCGGTACATCAGGTACCTCAGGCACATCAGGAGCAAATGGAACCAGTGGAACATCAGGTGCTAATGGTAGTAGTGGGACAAGCGGTTCATCAGGAACAAGTGGAATTAATGGTACATCAGGTACTTCTGGAACTTCAGGAGCAAGTGGTACATCAGGTACATCAGGTATAAATGGCACAAGTGGTACTTCAGGAGCAAATGGTACAAGCGGCACAAGTGGTACTAGTGGTGTAAACGGAACAAGTGGTACAAGTGGTACTAGTGGTGTGAACGGAACAAGTGGTACAAGTGGTACTCGAGGATCATCTGGTTCAAGTGGATCAAGTGGTAGCTCAGGCTCATCTGGCACAAGTGGTACATCAGGTACTTCTGGAACAAATGGTAGTTCTGGTTCAAGTGGATCATCAGGTTCTAGTGGTACAAGTGGAGCTAATGGAACATCTGGTTCTTCAGGAACTAGTGGCGCTAATGGTACAGCTGGCACTTCTGGTACATCAGGTGTAAATGGAACATCAGGTACAAGTGGTACATCAGGAGCTAATGGAACACCAGGTACATCTGGAACGTCAGGAGCTAATGGTACTAGTGGAACTTCAGGCACTAGTGGTGTGAATGGAACAAGCGGAACTTCAGGTACAAGTGGTGTCAATGGTACAAGTGGTACAAGCGGTACTCGGGGATCATCTGGCTCAAGTGGATCATCAGGTACATCAGGTGTGAATGGTACATCTGGTACATCAGGCACAAGTGGTGCTAATGGTACAAGTGGTACCAGTGGAACTAGTGGAGTAAATGGCACATCAGGCACTTCAGGAACATCAGGTATAAATGGTACAAGTGGTACTAGTGGAACAAGAGGTTCTTCAGGATCAAGTGGCTCATCCGGATCATCTGGATCATCTGGTAGTTCAGGATCAAGTGGATCAAGCGGTACATCAGGTACATCTGGTATAAATGGAACATCAGGTACATCTGGAACTAGTGGTATAAATGGTACAAGTGGTACTTCAGGTACTAGTGGCATAAATGGTACCTCTGGAACTAGTGGTACATCAGGCGCGAATGGTACAAGTGGCACAAGTGGAACTAGAGGATCATCAGGTTCAAGCGGTTCATCTGGATCCTCAGGTAGCTCAGGTTCAAGTGGATCAAGTGGAACTTCTGGAACAAGTGGTACTAGTGGAGCCAATGGTACAGCTGGTACATCAGGAACAAGCGGAGCTAACGGAACCTCTGGTACATCAGGTACAAGTGGCGCTAATGGAACTTCAGGTACATCTGGAACATCAGGTGTTAATGGTACAAGTGGTACTTCAGGTACTTCTGGCGCAAATGGAACAAGTGGTACAAGTGGTACTCGGGGATCATCTGGCTCAAGTGGCTCATCAGGTTCATCTGGTTCAAGTGGTACAAGCGGAGCTAATGGTACAGCTGGTACAAGTGGTACTTCAGGAGCAAATGGTACAAGCGGCACAAGTGGTACTAGTGGTGTAAACGGAACAAGTGGAACTTCAGGTACAAGTGGCGCTAATGGAACTTCAGGTACATCTGGAACATCAGGTGCTAATGGTACATCTGGAACATCAGGTACAAGAGGATCATCTGGTTCAAGTGGTTCATCAGGCTCATCAGGTAGCTCAGGTTCTTCAGGTTCTTCAGGTTCTAGTGGTACATCTGGAGCTAATGGTACTAGTGGAACTTCAGGTACTAGTGGAGCCAATGGTACATCAGGTACTAGTGGTACATCAGGCATAAATGGTACCTCTGGAACTAGTGGTACATCAGGCGCGAATGGTACAAGTGGCACAAGTGGAACTAGAGGATCATCAGGTTCAAGCGGTTCATCTGGTTCAAGTGGATCATCAGGCTCAAGTGGTTCATCTGGTACATCTGGAGCCAATGGAACTTCAGGTACAAGTGGCACATCAGGTATTAATGGCACATCAGGTACATCTGGAACCAGTGGTGCTAATGGAACAAGTGGTACTAGTGGAACTAGGGGTTCTTCAGGTTCAAGTGGTTCATCTGGATCATCAGGCAGTTCAGGATCTTCTGGTTCAAGTGGTACTTCAGGTACAAGTGGTGCAAATGGTACTTCAGGTACTTCAGGTACGTCTGGAGCCAATGGAACTTCAGGTACAAGCGGTACTAGTGGAGCTAATGGAACTTCAGGCACTTCAGGTACAAGTGGAGCTAATGGCACAAGTGGTACAAGCGGTACTCGGGGATCATCTGGTTCAAGTGGAAGTTCTGGTTCAAGTGGATCATCAGGATCTAGTGGTTCATCTGGTACATCAGGTATAAATGGCACATCAGGTACATCTGGTACATCTGGAATAAATGGTACTAGTGGAACCAGTGGTACATCTGGAGCTAATGGTACTTCTGGAACATCAGGTACTAGTGGAATTAATGGAACAAGTGGTACTAGCGGAACTAGAGGATCATCTGGTAGTTCAGGCTCATCTGGTTCAAGTGGATCATCAGGAGCTAATGGTTCAAGTGGTACTTCAGGTACTAGTGGAGCCAACGGTACCTCTGGTACTAGTGGTACATCAGGAGCTAATGGTACAAGTGGCACATCAGGTACTTCAGGTATAAATGGTACCTCTGGTACTAGTGGTACTCGGGGATCATCTGGTTCAAGTGGATCATCAGGCTCAAGTGGTTCATCTGGTACATCAGGTATAAATGGCACAGCTGGTACAAGTGGTACTAGTGGAGCTAATGGCACAAGTGGTACTTCAGGTACAAGTGGAGCTAATGGAACTTCAGGCACTTCAGGTACATCTGGTGCTAATGGTACAAGCGGTACATCTGGAACTAGAGGATCTTCAGGTTCAAGTGGTAGTTCAGGCTCATCAGGATCTAGTGGAACATCTGGAACTAGTGGTACTTCTGGAGCTAATGGAACTTCAGGTACAAGTGGTACTAGTGGGGCTAATGGTACAGCTGGTACTTCAGGTACCTCTGGAGCTAATGGCACAGCAGGCACATCTGGAACATCAGGAGTTAATGGTACAAGTGGTACTAGTGGTACTCGGGGATCATCTGGCTCAAGTGGTTCATCAGGATCTAGTGGGTCATCAGGTTCAAGTGGTACAAGCGGAGCTAATGGTACATCTGGCACATCTGGAACTTCTGGAGCTAATGGTACAGCAGGTACAAGTGGTACTTCAGGAGCAAATGGTACAAGCGGTACTAGTGGAACAAGAGGTTCTTCTGGATCAAGTGGTTCATCTGGATCATCAGGTAGTTCAGGCTCTTCAGGATCTAGTGGTACATCAGGAGCAAACGGTACTTCAGGTACTTCAGGAACTAGTGGAGCTACAGGAGCTGCTGGTACATCAGGTACTAGTGGAGCTGGTACAATAAGTGGTACATTAAATTATGTGGCTAAATTCACACCTAACACTACTACTGTTGGAGATAGTCAAATATTTGATAATGGTACAAATGTTGGTATAGGTACCTCATCACCAGATGCTAAACTAAGAGTAGCTGGCCCAAGTAATTCAACACAAGCAATTTTTGGAAATGTAGATAGTAGAGGATTAGCTATTTCTACTGTTTTAGTTGCTGGTACAAATGAAGGTGGAAGTATTTTAAATGCAAGATCAACTGTTAATAGTGCCGCTTTAATTATACAGACAGACGGAACTGAACAAGCGAGATTTGATGGTACAACTAGTAATGTTGGTATTGGTACTACATCTCCTACAGAAAAGCTTCATGTAGTAGGAGGAAATATAAAAGTAAACAATACTTACGCTATGTACTTTGGAGATTCTGCCAATAATAATGGAGGTAGAATATATATTCCTGTATCAAGTAATGACTTTGTTATTGATCAAGCTAATAATGCTTCATTATTGTTTGTCACAAATGGTGGCACTAGAATGACAATACTTGGTGGTGGTAATGTTGGTATAGGAACTACATCACCAACTTCAGGTAAATTACAAACAGTCATAGGAGGAGATGGAGCGGGCATAACATTAGAAAGAACAGCTGGTGGATTTTTCACAGGACATGGATTTTCAAGTAGTAACCCATATTTCACTTATTATGCAACAAGTCAATTTGTAATTGGATATGGAACTTCTACTGGAGCAGCTCCAAGTACAAACACATTAATATTAAAAAATACTGGTCAAGTACAATTACCTCAGTATACTTCAACTACATCATTCACAGGTACAGCTGCTGGTGTGCTTGCATTTGATTCATCAGGTAATGTTTTAACAATTGCAACACCAGGAGGTGGTGGATCAACAACAGGTAATATAATACTCACAGCAGCAGGTGGATGGCCTTCATTAACTAATGGTTGTCAACCTCCGCAATCAGCGCAAACAACAACTAACCAAGTCAATTTTTATTTCTTAGGATTTTTAGATGGAGCAACAACTACATATGCTAACTGGTCATTACCAATGCCATCAGATTATAATGGTGGAACTATTACTGCAAAATTTTATTGGGTTGCAGGTAACGCATCAACAAACTCTGTAGTTTGGGGATTACAAGCGCGAGCTTACGCTGATGGTGATTTGTTAGACCAAGCTTTTGGTACAGCTCAGGAAGTAACAGATGCAAACCAAGCTAATGATGATGTAAATATATCAGCATCAACTTCAGCAATAACAATAGGTGGAACACCAGCTGCGGGAAACTTTGTTCAATTTAGAGCGTATAGAAACCCTGCGGCAGCTGGTGATACATTAGCAGCAACAGCAGAATTACTTTCTATACATATAACTTATACAAAAGCGTAATATGGCAGCTTTATTCCGGTTTGGTTCTATTCAATGGTTAACATCTGATGCTTTAAACTCAACTAAAGTTATCTCAGGGTTAGACTTTCCTCCTCGTGCAATAAGATTTTATTGGGTAGGTATACAATCTAACTCTCCAACCAACGCTTCATCTCAAGCAGTATCTGAGAGAAGAGGAATTGGATTTGCTTCTTCAGCAACAACTAGAAGATGTGTAGGTACATTTAGTGCTGATAACGTTCCTGATTCTGATTGTGGATCAGTAGCAGCAAGTGACTGTGTTGTTGTAACTGTTAATGGTACAGGTACTATAGATGGTAAATTAGATATAAGTAGTTTTGATGCTGATGGATTTACTTTGATAGTAGATGATGCTACACCTGCTAACTTAACAATATTTTATGAAGTCTGGGGTGGTGATGATATTGCATATGTAACAATAGGAGACATAGCAGAGCCCGCAGCTACAGGTAACCAAAACTATACTGCTACAGGATTTACATCTACTAATATAGTAAATAATCAAGTAGTAATGCTAGCTGGAGTACAATCAACAGCAGCAGTAGGCACAGGACAAGCCAATGATTCTGGACTATTTGTTGGATTTACAACAGGAACAGCAACAGCAAATAATATTGTAGTACTAGGTAATTCAGATGATGCTTCAGCAACTATGGATACAGATGGATATGCTAGAGCAGGAGATTGTTTAGCAATGATTGTAGTAGCAGGAGGTAACCCAGATGCTAGAGCAATATTACAGTCATTTGGTACAGACCAATTTACGCTAAACTGGACTAACAGAGCAACTACGAATAGACGAAGTATTTATATGGCAATAAAAGGTGGAGGTTGGCAAGCAGGTTCTTATACTATAAGACAAGATGTTGGCCGTACTGCTGCTGTTACTGGACTTCCATTTTATTTAAGAGGTATTTGTATAATGGGAGCAAGAAAAACACAAAGTGCAGCAGGTACAGCATCAACACAAGATAGCATGGGCTTTGGTACTGCGACAGGTACAGCATCAAGACAAACAATGGCAGTATTAGATGAGGATGCCACATTAACATCAGAAATAGATGTTGCGATAGAATATAATAGCTTATTAGTCTTTCCAAGTACAGCAGGTGGTTTTCAAGCTAGATATAATGTCAATGCTTGGGGACCAAATAACTTTACTACTGTAGTTTCAATTGATGCTGGTGGCCCTGAAAATGAATGGCAAGGATATTTATCATTTGGAGATATAAAACAACCAAGACCTGT